AGTATAGGCTTGCCTCTCTATCCCTAAATCATAACCGAAGGTTAAACTTGTGATTCCAAGTAAGACATTAGTTCGTCTTTACTTGTAATATCAAGTGATGATTTAACAGGTCCGACATAGATGGAAGCTGAGCGGACTTTAGTCCCTCTGTCCCACTCGTCGTCGGAGCTTATCACCTTCCAACCAACAGATGTAGCTAACGCAGTTAGTGCATTAATATCTGTTACTTGTGAAGGTGTGTATATCATCAAACCTTTGTTAGATTTCGTTTTAGTAACAGTAATACCGTTACTAAATAAGAAATTTAATAATTGTTTCATTGATAATCCTTAAATTAATTTAATTATTATTAATGTGATATGCAAATATACCACACTCGCAGAGTGTTAAGGGGACACTGAGCGAAGACCCGAACCAAAGGACAAACTGCCGTTTGTTTGGCCTGTCGAATTTCAACGGATGGGCAACCCCCATACCCGTAAATTCGGGCGGGTACCGCTCAATGTATATCCCACGTTCCCATTCTTGTTATATTTTTTAGAAAATGCGCTTTATAGACAGGGTGTTTGTCATATTTTTAAAATTCAACGTAAATCGTTGTTTTTCAATGGTTTACGGGGTTTTTTAAAAAACACTTGCAAAATATATTTTTTGGATTATTTTACTACGTAGTAAGTAGTAGTTAGTAAGTAGCGATAGATTAGAGTATATAGATAAAAGACAAACAAACAGTCTACTAAGTACTGTAAGTAGCGTAGTAAATAATTAGTTCTTGCTATAAATGCTAGTTTATTATTAAATTATAGAGTAGTTATTATCTAAATTAACAGAATTAGGAGTAAAAATGGCAAAGAAGCCCCCTTTAATGGATTACGCAGGAATATACGGCAATACAAGCCTTAATATGCCCAATATGAAACGTAATACTGTACCATCTGATGCAGATACTGGTGTATCTATGGAAAGAAACAGACCTTTTAAGAAACTATTTGGTGGATTAAGAGATAAACTAGGAAGTATGTTTGGTAGAACTAGGTTTGATTCATCTGATTTTGATGTATCTGACCCAAATGAAGTTATTAAGTTTCAGCGAATGACTGGATTAGACGCAGATGGAGTATTTGGTCCTAAAACAGAAATGGCTTATAGAAAGTTTGTAGACCAACAGAGAATGGACGAAGGGTTAGATGCTTATGTGTACGATGATGGTACTACATTTGATGCTTCTGGTGATGGTATGACTGTGCCTTCTGAAGAAGAATTAGCAGGAATGGGTAGTAATCCTTTATATGCTGCGATGGATAATGAAAGTTCATCTTATGAAGAAGAATTCCCAGTGTCTGAAGAAAATTATATGCCTATGGGACCTGGTTCAGCAATTAGTGATATATTTAGTAGATAATAATGTTTAAGGGTCAAGCATTATACTTTTTAAAAAAACAAGCTGATAGACTAAAAGTCAAAGGTCTTTCATTTATAGAGAATATTTATAAATGGGCTATGATGGTTAGACATATAGAGTCTGACAACAATCCTAAAGCATCTGCTGGTACTACATCAGCTAAAGGTGTATATCAGTTTACAGATGCCTCTGTACACACAGCAAAGCAAAGAATGTGGAATATGGGCTTTGAAGCTGAGTATATAAGAGAAATAGATAATAACCCTCATGAATGGACAGATGAGCATGCAGATAGTATGTTTTTAGCTAATATGTTTGCACAGAAAGGTTCTGATGCCTTATTAAAAGAAATAGGCAAAAACAACATAGATGCAATGAAAACAGCGTATTATAAGTTTCATCATACAAATCCAGATGAGGCAACTAAGAAAAGAGTGGATAATATAATATTATGATGTTAACAATGCCGTTAAGACTTGCTAGAATTATAGTAGGTCACTTTAATAAAGGAAGATTTAATGCTATAAAGCAAATAGGCGAATTTATGGGTTTTAAGAATCCTGGACAAATAGCTTTTGCTGCTAAACAATACACTAAAAATGCTCATTTAAAAGGAATTAAAGCAACTCCTATATATGGTAGAAAAGCCAGAGTTATTTCTAAAAATGCTGGTATAGGTGGAAGACTTAAACCACAATATACAAAAGAATTTAGACAGTATAGAGATAATATATCTGAACCTATAGGAGATAGGGGTTCACGTAGTCTTATGACAGAAATGTTAGAAGATAAATCTATTACTAAACAGATTTTTCCAAAAGGAGTAATGAAAGAACGTTTAAAATAATTTATGTATACTATTGATATACACCATAAAGGTGACAAACAACCTACTACTTATATGATATTAGATAAGGATGAGGCAGATGATAAGAATATATCTTATAAGTATTGGAGAGAGGCTGATGAAGGAGAGTATGGATTATCTGATGATAACTACGTTGCTAAGGTCATATCCAAATCCGTATACAAGCCTAGTAGCGTGTATGTTCGCTACCCCTATGGTCATACTTTCTACAACCCTAACTATAATTCTGTCAAGCTTAAAGCATCTGGTCGTAAATCAAATACAACTATTAGTGGTAAAACTAATTGGGAAGTTCTATTAAATGGTAATAGAATGAAAAACTTAGCCATGGTCTATGCACAGACTATGGATTATGAAAAAGCAATAGAGCACGTTCTAGATAATCCGTCAAATAACCAAAAGGTTATGTGGAAGAGAAGAATGAAAAAGGAGAAGTTTAAAGATATGGTAAGAGAAGAGTTACAGAAGTTACTTCAAGAACATGGTATGACAGAAGCATATACATTAGACTTACTTGAAGAAACTATTAAAAAAGCCAAAGATAAAGGCGATGTTACTAATTTAATGAGAGCTGTTGATAATTTACAAGATATGCATGGTATGAAGGATAAAAACCAGGTTAAGACAGTAGAATCATTAGAAGCTACTAGTAATACTAAGCTTATAGATGAGCTTAAAGAAACTGAAGATAAGCTTGTTGCAACTAGAATTACAACTAAGGAGGAAGAATAATGCCAAAAGTAGACGGAAAAAAGTATGCTTATACAGATGCAGGTAAAGCTGAAGCTAAAAAAGCTAAAAAGAATAAAAAAAAGAAGAAAAAAAAGAATAATAAATATATGGATGTAAGTTATTACTCCTAATTAATGGACTACGAAGAAAAATACGAGCAGTTACAAGCTTTAAAAAAGTTAAAAAACAATATGGCTCTATTTGGAAAGTATTGTTTTCCTACTGCATTAAAAAAGAGTACTCCACCTTTTCATACTAATATCTATAAAGATTTAGCAAATGATGAAAAGAAAAGAGTATTAATAGCTGCTCCAAGGGGTACGGCTAAATCTACTGTTACTACACTTATATACCCATTATGGAAAGCAGCTTTTAAAAAGACTAATGAAGAACTATTTATAGTTATTATATCAGAATCACAAGCACAGTCTATTAATTTTTTATCTCGTATTAAATATCATTTGACTTTTAGTTCTCAGTTTAAATCAATCTTTGGAGACTTAGGTCCTGATACAGCTAGTAGATGGACGCATACAGACATTATACTAGCTAACAATACTAGAATAGTTGCTGTTGGTACTGGTCAAAGGGTTAGGGGATTTCTACAGGGAGACACAAGACCTAACTTAATTATAGTAGACGATTTTGAATCAGAGTTAAATGCTTATACTCCAGAAGCTAGAGCTAAAAACAGAAAGTGGTTAACAGAAGCAGTAATACCTTCTTTATCAGATGATGGCAAAATAGCTATGATTGGAACGGTTATATCTGAAGATTGCTTTTTATGTTGGGCTAAAGAATCTCCAGCTTGGAATGTTCTTTGGTTTTCTATATGGAATGACGATGAGGAAAGTATATGGCCTGAAAGGTTTCCAAAAGAAAGAATACTTGGAATTAAACAAGAATTTAAGTCTGTAGGTAATATTAACGGATTTTTTCAAGAATACATGAATATAGCACAATCTCCTGATGATGCACCATTTCAGCCTGATTGGATACAAATACATCATTGGGACTATAAAAGAATACAAGGGCAGAATTGTTTAGTAAAAAATGAAGGATTAGAAAATGAAGAAATTAAACCTGTGGAATTGTATGCTGGTGTCGACCCTGCATCTTCTTTGTCTAATAGGGCTGATTATTTTGTTATCGCCATTATTGGTATTGATAATGAAAATAACAAATATGTTGTAGATATTTATAGAAATAGAATATCCCCAGCAGAACAACCACAACTAATAATAGATTACTATAAAAAATATAAACCAAGAAGGGTTAAAATCGAAACAGTAGGTTATCAAGAAGCTTTAAGAACTGGTGTAAGAGAAATAATGAAATCAGAAGAATTGTATATACCAGGACTTGAATCAGGAGTAAAGCCTAGAAATGCTAAGTCAGAAAGACTTTTGTCTTTAGTACCTTTGTTTGCCAAAGGGACTTTTTATTTTAGACCTCAAGATACTCACGCACAAGGAGAGTTTTTATCGTATCCTAAAGGAAAACATGATGACATAATGGATGCAATATGGACAGCATTAGATGGTGCAAAACCTTGTAGAAGAAAAGAATTTGAGAAGTTATCTGATGATGAATGGCGTAATCCAAAGAAAAAGCTTGATTGGTTAACTCTATAGTTCGTAAATTAAGCAGATGGAATATAATAAAAAATCCGATAAATCAAACATTGTAGATGACACTTTAGAAATATTTGACAAATACTCTAGTAAAAGAGATGTTTGGGCACAACACGCTAAAGAAGACAAAGAATTTAGACTAGGTAGACAGTGGTCTACTAAGCAACGAGAAATACTAGAATCTAGGGGTCAAGCTCCTATTGTTATTAATAGAATACACCCTGCAGTAGAATCTGCTAAAGCTTTGTTAACTTCAAATAGACCTGCATTTAGATGTGCTGCTAGAGAAGACTCTGACAATAAAGTTGCTAACATAATGAGCAACATGCTAGCTTATATGTATGATATATCTGATGGAACATCAGCTGTTAGACAAATGGTAGATGATTACTATGTAATGGGAGTAGGATATTTACACGTATACCAAGATTCTTCTAAAGACATGGGCAAAGGTGAAGTATGCTTTCATGATGTAGACCCTTTAGATGTTTATGTTGACCCAAATAGTAGAAGTAGATTTTTTGATGATGCTGAAAACATTATTATATCAAAGTTATTTACTAAAGACCAAGCTAAGAAGCTTTGGCCTATGTATAAAGAAAAAATTGAAAACTCAAGCTCTAAAGGAGCTTATGGTAACGCTAATGATTGGAATGCTCCTGGAACAGATAGAGAAGATGATGGTGAAGTTCAGTTTCCAGAAGATGTAGGTAGAGTTAATAATCAAGATTATATTAGAGGTTATGAAAGATATTCTAAATTAGATGTAAAAGAAATTAGAGTATTTGAAAAGTTTTCTGGTAAAGAAGATTTACTTACTGAAGATAAATTTCAAGAGTATTTACAAAAACCAGCTTATATATTAGGTGGACAAATAATATCAGATGGTCAAAAAGCTGGAGCTTTATATGCTCAAATGAACATGAGAGCTCAAGAAGTTCATCAGCAAGAAATAATGACAATGCAAAAATCTGGGTATTCTCAATCAGATATTGAAAAAGCTGTTGCAAAAGGTCCTGAAGAAATTCCTTACGAAGAAATGACTTTTGGTCAATTAGTAGAAATAGGACAAATAGAAGTAGTTAAAGTTACTGTATCAAGAATAAAACAATGTGTTATAATAGGTGATACTTTACTTTATTCTAGGATATTACCAATAGAAGATTATCCTATAATACCTGCAATGAATATTCATACTAGAACTCCTTATCCTGTTTCTGATGTTAGGTTAATAAAACCTTTACAAGAATATATAAATAAAACACGTTCTTTGATAATAGCTCATGCTACGACAAGTACTAATACTAAGATATTAGTTCCCGAAGGGAGTGTCGACATGAAAGATTTTGAAGAGAAATGGGCTCAACCAGGAGTAGCTCTTCCCTACGACCCTACAGATGGTGCTCCTATGCCAGTTCAGCCCACTCCTCTTCCTAACGAGTTGTATCAGAATGAGCAAACAGCTAAAAATGATATTGACCATGCATTAGGAGTTTATGAAATGATGCAAGGTAATTCAGCTGCTGCTCCTCAAACGTATAAAGCTACTATTGCTTTAGATGAATTTGGCCAAAGGAAAATGAAGTCAAAGCTAGCTGATATAGAAGCAGCACTTGTACGTTTAGGTCAAGTTGCAATACCTTTGATGCAGCAATTATATACCAGTGAAAAGATAATAAGAGTCATTCAACCTAACAACTCTTTGTCTGAATATGTAGTTAATAAAAAGTTAGTTGATGATAAGACTGGTGAAATAAAAGTTTTTAATGATATAACTGTAGGTAAATATGATATAATAGTTGTATCAGGTTCTACATTACCTTCTAATAGATATGCTGAATTAGAATTTTACATGGATGCATACCAAAAAGGTTTAATAGATAGAACTGAAGTATTAAAGAAAACAGAAGTTTTCGATTTAGAAGGTGTTACTCAGCGTATTGATGAAATTACTAAATTACAACAACAAGTTGAGGGACAACAAGAAGAAATTAAAAAACTTAAAGGTGACTTGCAATCTAGAGATAGAGAAGCAACTAACCTTAGGAAAAGAGTTGAAGTTGAGAAGTTTAAAAACGAACTTGACCAAGTTAGTAATAAAGCTAAGGCGGCAGGTACGGTTTATGAAAAACGACTTGATGACAGCTTATCCACCGTTAAGACGCAAATTAAAGATGCGGCTAGCAAATCAGGCTCACCCTCTTCTGGTGGAAAAAGAGGCAGCAAAAAGGAGAAGAAATAAATGTCACAAGAAAATATACAACCAGATACCCCTCAAGAATCGGCAAATGACCAGCAGTTTACTTCATTAGAAGAAGCTGTGTTTGGCTCTGCAGACGAGAGCTCTGGTAGTGTTGAAAGTGCTTTTACAACGGGTAATGAAGGTAGTGAAGAAGTAGCAGCTCCAGAAACTGGACAACCTGCTCAAGAAACAACTCAACCTGCAGTTAATAATGAAAATGACGAAAGACGTTATCAGTATTGGCAATCTCAAGCAGACAAGCTAAAGAATGAAAATGCTAAGTTAAAAGAGTCTATGGCTCCACAAGCTCAAGCACCAGTTCAACCTGAAGCTCCTGCTCAACCAGCAGTTGAAGAGTTTCCTGCACCTCCTGCAAAACCACAAAGACCTAGGAATTTCAGTAGAGAAGAAGCTTATAGCGACCCATCTAGTGAAAGTGCTAGATATTTAGATGAACACGACTCATGGCGTGATGATATATCTGAGTATAATACTTTAAAGACACAGTATGATAATGCATTACTGCAAGAACGGTTTGATAATATTGAACGTGAAAAAGTTGAAAATGCTAAAAGAGCAGAGGCTTATAGAGCTCAGCAAGCACAAACTAACGAAGTAAAGCAATATGTTACTGGTCATTATGGTATGAACGAAGAACAAGCTAATGATTTTATCACTAAGATGTCTAACCCCGAGTCTTTAACTGTTGATAACCTTGTCAAACTATATCAATTGAATGAATCAGGTTCTGTAAATAATCAGAATCCTGCTCAACCAAGCGATACCTTCAAACAGGTTCAAAATGCTCAGCAAGTACCATCTCCTATGGGAGTGATGCCTTCTGGACAATCAAATAATGATGGACGAAGTATGGAAGATAAGATTATGGACACAATGGTAGGGAATTTTAATAGTAAAAATCCCTGGAAGTAGTTTTAATTAACCGTTCTACCCGAAGGTCTAAATAGACAGCTGAGGGAGGACATAATAAAGGATGGAATCAAATGGGAACATTTTTTTCAGGTCAAGCTGGTAACGATGTCCAAAGTACTAACGTTGATATTAATGATACTAGACGTAAGTTTAACTTTGGCGAAAGAGTTGCTGAGCTTGCTCCAATGCAAAGTCCATTCTTCGTATATTTATCGAAGGTGGCAAAAAAAGCTACTAATGACCCTGTTTTTAAATTTTTAGAGCAGAGACATCAGTGGCAAAGAAGAAACGTAGTAAACGTAGATGCAAAGTCAAGTGTAGACCCAGATGGTGCACTTACTACTCTTGCTGTTAATTGTGATTATGATTCTTATGGTAAAATAGCGGCTAATCAACAGCCTGGATTTTTACTACCTAATCAAATATTAGCAATAAAAGGTGTAAATGATTCTGGTGGTGCAGACGTAGTAGTTCATTTTAAAATATCAGCTGTTGATTTAACAACAGATGGAGCAGAAGCTAACTTAACAGGTACTGTAACTGCTGTAGATGGTGTCAATATAGGTAGTAAATCTGATTGGCCTGCTAATATTACTATTGCTGCTGATAAACCTGGACAAGTAGTTGGTACTGCATTTGCTGAGGGAACTTCAGAACCAGATGGTTGGGAAGATAAACTATATGACAGAGAAGGATACTGTCAAATCTTCAAAACTGGTATGAACATTTTCTCAGGAACTTCAATGGCTACAGAGTATAGAGGTATTTCTAACGAATTCCAAAGAATTTGGCAAGATAAGTTGATGGAACATAAAATGGATATAGAACAAGCTATGCTATTTGGTGTCGGTACATCTTCAAACGAACAAGGAACAACTGGTCCTACCAGACAAACTTGGGGAATCTTACCTTATGCTGAAACTTATGGAAAAGTATATAATATGTCTTATTCCTCATCTGGTTATGATGCGTTCTTAGATGCGATGGAAGATTTCTTCGCTCCTGAGTCTGGAAATAGTGGTGATAAACTTGTATTAGCTTCAAGAAAAGTAATTACTTACTTAAATAAATTAGGTAGTGGTTCTTTTATGAACAATACAGTTGGTTCATCTCAGTATAAACTAGATGTTGCTACTATTCCTGGTGCTTTTGGTCATACAGTTACAATGGTTAATACTATATTTGGTAATCTTCATTTTGTACAAGAGCCTTTACTAAGAGGTATCTGGGAAGATTATTGTGTATGTGTTGATATGAAAAACGTAGCTTACAGACCATTAGTAGGTAATGGTATTAGTCGTGATACTTACATTGAAACTAACGTTCAAGATAACGGACTTGATGGTAGAAGAGACCAAGTAATTACAGAAGCTGGTCTTGAAATAAGTGTACCTGAAACTCACGCTATCTTGAAGTTTAGTTAGGAGGTTATCATGGCACTAACATATGCAAAAGTAGGTGGATGGACAGAGGTTACAAACAATGTTACTGTAGCTGATACTGATGGTACTTATTATGGCGATGAAATAAGCGTTAAAGGAAGTATCAGAATAATGGGAGAAGTTAATGAAGAGACTGGTGCTGTTGCAAAATGGCAGTATACTCTTGATGACACTCCTATATCAGTTGGTGGTATTGGTTTAGACCCAAGTTCTTCTAATAGTATTGGAACTAAAACATGGGTAGACTTAGAGTATGAGGCTACTGCTATTGGTGATAATACTAT